GGTACTGTAAGCGTGTATGTCAAAGAGGCTAGTAATTCAACATACTATGAATACCAGATTGTTGAAAGCTTGTATCTATCAAGCGCGGTTGATAGAGTATGTGAGATTAGATTAAATGAATACGGTCATTATGAAGTAAAGTTTGGAAATGGTGTATTTGGTAAAAAGCTAGAGCAGAGTGATATTGTATCAATCGATTATATATTGTCAGATAATACTGCCGGCATTATTAGTAAAAACATAATTAATGGTAATAAATTATTTGTTTATGATTCGGCTAGGCAACGTGCATTATTTAAGGACATATATCCGAATAAAGACGAAACAACATTCCTAAATATTACCAACAGTCCAAAGATTACATTTAATAACCCTCTCAATTCTTCTACTCTTTCAACAGAAGAAACAGTCGACCAAATTAGACAAAATGCTCCAAAAATGTTTTCATCGCAATTGAGGCTGGTTACTGAAAAAGACTATCAATCATTCCTAGAAAGAAACTTAGCTAACGTGATCACTAGTACGCGCGTTGCTAGCAACACGTCTTATATTAATGAATATATACAATATTTTTATGATATATGTGTTGACCCTAATAAGGTAAATAGAGTAATAATCAATCAAGTGAATTTTGCAGATTCGTGTGACTTTAATAACATTAATGTATTTGTTGTACCTAAATTTAAAATCACAGAAGATAAGTCCTATCCTCCGTTTTTGAGTAATTCATTTAAAAATTATATTGTAACGCAAACGCAGGACCGTAAGATGTTATCTAATACTGTTGTACCTAGAGATCCTATCTATATGGCGTTTGGGTTAGGTATAGGTAATGCTTCTAACTTAACATTAGATATACTAGATCAAAGTAAGTTATACGCTGTTAGAGAAACAAACAACAAAATTAATAAAAACACGTTAAAGTCGCGAATTGCCAGTATAATTAAAAACTTTTTCATTCCGGAAAATAACAATCTAGGTGAGAATTTAAAATTAATAGATTTAGCTAATGATATTCTTTCACTGGAAGGTATAAAGCGAATAGAAACTAGAAATGAGCTAACTGGGGAAATATTCACAGGTGGTGTATCATTTTTATCATTTAACCCCCAATACCCGGAGAGCGACATTGAGTTAGTAAACCAAGATACAACATTACCATTTTTTAAGTTCCCATACTTATACTCTCCTTTATCCGTAGCTAAGCGTATTGTTATAACAGATGAGTAATATAAAAGTAGACTATGCGACATTTGACGTAGAAGATTATAAGCGAGAAGCTAAGTTATCTTCTTATAATCTACCCTTTACCCCGCTAACTTTTAAGGCTCGTATACCTAGCTCTCTCGGCGGTGTGGCGGTAACAACCCAATATAATACCTTAAAGGCTACTTTCGACTTTGGCGACGGTACTTATGGTAATACATTAACCAGTAACCACGTTTACGAATACCCCGGGGTATACAATGTCAGAATGGTGTTACGTGATTGTAATAATAATTCAATATTAGCGTCGTATAGCACAGATGTTGAAATATTTGATTACATAACTAACACCTTTACAGTTACCGCTGGCCCTGTAAAGACAAATATATTAAATTTATCAGCAGGTGAATTTTCTAATGCTATAACAATTAATTCACAGTCGCCCTTCTATCAAGATTTTCAAGATATTTATTTTTCGGTGTCTGGGTGTGATGTACCTAATTATTATAATTTAAATGCTAATAGGTTTAATAATCTTAAAAAGTTTAATTCATTTTATAAGAAAGAATACATACCTTCACTATCTGGATTTGAGTATGAGGATATAGACAAGATTTCTCTTTCTTCTGCAAACATATATGTGCGGTTAAGTGGTAATAATTACACTAGTGGTAAAGGCCCGAGTGCGTTTGCAATAGTAAACTCATTAAGCACGCATATATCAAGTATTAATGTAGGAAGCTCGGGAGATCAAGTAGTATATTTTAAGACTGACGGACAAAAAGCACCTTACAACACTATTAACGTATCTTTCTTTAAGGATAGAGATAATATATTCTCTAATAGCACTACTGGTTATAAAAATAATAACTACAACAACAACTTTACTATTACACTATCATCTTTAGTTGGCGCAACTTCTGCTCAAACTCTTAGTAGTATAGCAATCACCTCAAATGGTATTCCAGGAGAAGGTGACAGTGTAGCTACCTTTGCTGTATCTCCAGTTCAGTACAAAGGATTGGGTATACCATTTATTCTTTCACCAAAGAATCAGGATTACTATACAATGAAGTCCTTGTCTAGTCACTTAACACCAACCTTTTCGTTGTTATCAGGTAAAACACCACAAATAATTCCGGGTGTAAGTGGTGTTAAAGTATCTGCATCACATTATACAATTCAAAGCTTAAGCGCTACGTTATCTTCTTTTGATACAACATTTTGGTATAGAGGTCTCTTAACATTTAATGATAATACTCTTGCTTCACTTTCTGCTGAGCCTGCGTACTTAACACTTAGTGCAAAATGTCCGTATGAAAATACTGCGACCTCTACAACTAATACAGTAACCGGCTATACAGCTTTTACTTGTTATCCAAAAAACTATTACGAAGCATATAAGCAAAATGAAGAATTTGATTTTGAACAAACAATAAAGGATTTACGGTTCCAGGAAATTTTATTAGATAAGGATATCTTATTTACTGATTTTATTGGAACTATATTTGGTAACGTTAGTAGTAGTTATACTGTTTTAGGAAAGAAGATTTGGGAAAGAATTCAAAACTTTACATCAAACACTAGCGATATAGATTATTGTGATATTAATTCTCTTATTAATTTAGCTGATCTAACCGATGACGAAGGGATCGTGTTTGATCGATCTTTAGCTCAACAACCTGAATTAGTGGATAGGCTAATGAGTGTGCTCAGTATGAATTATAACAAATTTAGAGGTACACAAAATAAATTTGATGAAAACTACAACCCCAAAGGACATACAACAAAAACAACTTATGGAAAAAATCTAAGTGCATTACTTGATACATCAACTTACGAAGTGTCTGCCGGCACAGACATTGTAGCGTATGAAAAGTTTAGTGACACATATACAAGACTGAATACTTATCAGCCAATATCTGCATTAAGTGGAGCTTCATATTCTAAATCTGGTAATTTCCAGACTTATATGCTTAGTAATTTTAATACTACAGCGACACCTGCAACTAGCGGTGGCCCATATTGGGGGTGGCCTTTAGTATTACCAGCAACTTATGCTAGTATTACAGATGTAGATAAGTTTTACAAATTTTATAGTCTATCTGCAACGTACGATAACACCATCGAGGGTGGTTTAATCGACTATTCCAATGGATTAACAACATTAGATTATAATACCCCGCTTAGCGCCCTCGAAGGAGCTAATAACGTATTTGATGTTATGATTCGAAACTCCTTATTTAGTAGTCTATCTCTGTTCTAGAGATAAATATGTTTAATGGATACTATTGTTACAGGCTTTCCTGAAGTAGATTTATCTATAACTAATCCTAATGTAAAACATGATGATGCGTTAGATAAATTTACACCATTTTCGTTTGTTCAGTTTATTGAAACGGTAAGTGAATCTTACCAACCAGAAACTTTAACAGACTTTTATAACACCTATCTTAATAGGTGGAATATTCAGACGAATAATCAAGCTAAGGATAATAAGGATATAATTATCGAACGGTATCGTGATTTTTTAAAAGACATTACTTTAAATTTTTCTACTAATGCAGAAAGAACGTTTCTTACACAGTTAGATTTTACCGATCCATATGATATGGAGATCGCAATGTCCTTTTATAGTAGTAAAATAAGAGACATTATTTCATACTATAAGAAAAAGCGCCAAACTCTTCATTATGCTACTACAAAAGCTAAAGTAAAGGGTAGTTCATTAGGTGCAGAGCGCGCTGCTATAGATCTTGTTATTAACTTTCTCGAAAATCGTAGCACAGCTGCAAAAGACTATGATATAGGAAAGATTAAAAGAGATTTATCAATCTCACTAACAGAGTATTTTGATAATTTTTCACAGTACTTTAACAGGTCTCCAAAAGCAGGCGACTACGGTAAAACCTTTAAAAGCTATGATCCGGCTGGGTTACCAAAAGATAATATATTTTTAACTGATGATGAGTCATTAATTACTCAGGTTTTTGCTAATGTTGGTGAGGATTTAATTACACTTAAAGAAGGTCGTAAGACTTTAGATTTTAATGTTACAGACGATTCTCTGTTTAATAATAAGCGGAAGCTAACAGAAAAATTTATGGGGGCTGATTTTTATTATCTAGCCACAGATGAAAATGGAAAGCCAGAATTGGATGAAAATAATTTACCTCCTATTTTATTTAAAGCAGAAAAACCATATGCTAATTTTTTAAATCAAGACTTCCCTTCTACAGCTTCAGTGTTTTCTGGTGAAGTTGTAAGTGAGAGAGATTTAGGGTTCTTTAGACCACAAAATTCTTCAATCGTAACTATTGAAGGCCGGCGGTTAAAATTCTTTACTAAAAAGACCTACCCGCCTAACCAATTATATATATTTCCGGATCCAAATTTATTTACAAATACAGAAAACGTATTAACTTTTATTATTGATACCTCTAGATCAATTAATAATGCTAGTAAAGGAATTGCAGTTAATCAACCTAATACTGATAGAGATAGTACTGCTTTTATAGGTTATAATTCTGAAATTGGACAAGATAGGAATTTAAACACCGACTTATCTTATCTTTTTGATCAAGGATATATAAATGATAGTAAAAAGGATTTATTTGGAAATATCTTTGGTTTAGTAAAAGATTACAATTATTACAGAAGTAACATTGTACAAGAAAATCCGAAAACAATAAAAAGCTTGTTATTAAACGGTTATCAATTTTTTGATGACCTGTATGGCGAGGGCTATAATTTTGTTTATAAAACAACTGATACGACAACGTATTCCGAAACTATAAGATCGGGCCTATCAACATTTACTAATGGTTTTACCGGTAGAGGCCCGTCCGGTTTACTACCTGATACTCCAAGCACTTGGTTAAGCTTTCCCACCTCTGCATATAATATATTCGCTAGGTATTTTAACCCCTATCAAACTTTACAAAAACCTTCAAACTACCTAGAAGTAGATTATGGGCGGCCTGAGTCTATGACTCTAGATGCAGATATTAAAGAAGGGGCGTATTTTAAATTTTCTGATTCGGAGTTTCTTACAGACCCTGTAAGCGCCACTCGAGTTGGAGACTTAAACATTTCTCAGTTAAGTGCCTACGCAACTAGTAGTGACCAGTTTTATTTTTCAGATTTAGTAGAAGCCGGAATAGGTCTCTTTAATGTTGATGCCGACTCCGGCAAAACTTTATTCACAGCATTATGTGATCCTACAGATACATGGACAGATGATTTAACAGGTAATTTTACTTATGATGTACGATTATCTGGTGGCTCTGGTAATTCCGGAAATGATGTTAAAAACTATGACGGAATGCGGTTCACAGATAATATAGTATTTAACTACACGCCTAATGAAGAGAGTTTTGAGTATAACGCAAATGTAGATTCTAAAACTACAATATCTAATGTAACATCAGCAAAAGAAAGCTTCTTTAATAAGCAAGACCACCTAGGCAAAATTTATTTAAAGAATACAAATACAGCGTGGAATACCCCTGCTGTAAAAGAGCTTACAGAGTGGTTATCATATCTCTCTACAAAATACAACACCGCAGTTTGTAACGAACTTTCTTCCGCGGTAACTAATTTTGATATTTTTTATAGCACGTTGTTTATTGAAACCAGTGGTTATTTAGTTGTTGAGCGAACTTCATATAAAGACGAAAGGTTTGTTAGCCCAGGAACGTTTACTAATTCTCTCACTATAAATACAAACTTTTTTGATAAAGTAAGTAATAGGTTAAAGGTAGAGGATGATGTGTTTTACTGTAGGATGGCGAGAGACCAGCTAGGATATAAGGGAGATAGATTTTACCCAGAAATTTACAAGTATAGTTACATCGATGATAAGAGTGTACAAATATTTCCTACAACAGGTAACCCAGCAGTGTCTTCTGCTGCATTTTTAAATCTAACAGGGGGCGATGCTGCTTATATAGAGTGTAGCAAGCCCTTGTTAACGTATAGTAGCGATAACGAGCAATTTAACTTGGGGGTTATACTAAAAGATCAAAACAAAGGGCCGGTGCTGTTTAATTATCTATTTGAATACGTAGATGATATTAAATTTTTAAATTCTGAAGTTTATGTCTGTAACAACAGTAGGTTTACATTTACTTTTGCGGAATCTGCCTCTAACACACGCAATCTGAATAATTTGAACTTTGTTTTATCTTCAGCCATACCATCATTAACGGCGACGTATGTATCACCATCACCTCTATCTGCTGCGGCTTTAATACTATGAACACTCATACTTTTTCTATATCCACTACCACTACCGGAGCATCAAAGGTTTATGAAGCGATTGATCTCTTTGATGTAACAAAGTTTGCATTAAATTTGGTAGATGTCTATACCGGTACCTTTCCTAACTATCTAGCAATCGACTGGGGTGATGGTACTGCAGTGTTAGAACCAGATGTTTCGGTTTTTCGTGATTACACAAAAGATTCTATTTACCCTGAAATTAATAAAGGCGTGGCACCAAAATATCTAACTGATAATTACCATCATATATATGAACCTTCTAGTTATGCATTAAAAAAATATGTTGTGTTAAAAATAAACATTGGGTATGTTACCGGTGAAACGACAACATTAAGCGCTCCGATGAACATACGAACTGAAGGATATTACCAAGCTGTAGAGGATATGGAGTTAGTTGGTGTGGATCTTTTGAATGATAAATATAATACTTCGCGATTTACCTTACTTACTAAAAAAGATGACTTCCTCGTACAATTAGATAATAAAATATATAAAGAAGACCCGGCAAGTGGCGGGGCTGGTGCAGCTTCGGACAGCGGAGGTGGTCAATAACAAATCTTATAAAGAAGACACAGCATAAATATTGTTAATGGGATCTTTAGTAAAATCTAGTCTAAGTGCACTTAGCTCAGCAGAGGCTAGCTTTTGCCCGATGAATATTGAATTAGATCAATTTCCTAGGACTTTTAACGGGGGGTTTAAAATAAATTTTGTTCAAGCACTATCTGGTTCACAAAGTTTTAAAAATCTAAACTATACTAATTTTTATCTTACGGATAGTTTTCTTCTAGATGATGTAACTACATACAATTCACCAAACATAAAACCAGGTAAATATTCAACTTCATTAAATTTTGGGTTTAGTGGCACTGCATTTTGTAAATTTAAAGCTGCTTCTTTAAGTACCTTTAAACTTGAAAATAAAATTTATGAAGCTGTAAATTATGGAACAGCTGACATTAGTCCAATAAGTGGTGATGTTTTCGAGATTGAACTGATAGATAGTTTTACATGTAGGGTAGCTACTCGCAAAAATAACTTTAAATATTACCTTGTAGTAGAGGACGGTACTGAGTTTACAGAGACACGTAACGTACTATTTGTTGCTGAGAGTCAATTACCCCTATCCGGGTTTAATTTAAATTATAATTTATCAAAGTACCTGAATACCAGTTACATCAACCTGTATTCCACAAAACAGGTCGATGCTACAAAAAATCAGTATGCTATTAATAGTAACGGTGTAGAAGTAGTAGCAACATATCTCGATCCAGCTAATAGATACAACGCATTTTTTATTAATTCATATAATATAAAAATTGATCAAGAGTTAAATTTATCTGTACCATCACCATATAATGCTTCATATATTACATATGATGATACCGGTAAAGTAAAAGATAGTAATAGTGATTTTAACCTCCCATCAAATTACCTGCTTTACAGCTCAAGTAATAGTGATTCACTAGTGTTTAATTTTCTCAATCTAAAGAATATAGTTAATACACAAGATTCGTTTACCTCTTCAAATAATTTATTATCCACATCTGAAACAACTATTTTTTCACAAGATTTAAGAACATATACAAGTATCTTTACCGATGTGGATAGTGAAGAGAATGAAACGCTAGCATTAAACTATGTATACAATAACTACGATTTGGTTATAACACCAGGTACTACATACTTTACGACACCTTCATCACTTCAACCTTTTGATAAAATAAACATTAACGATACTAAGTTTGCAGATTGCGGGTCATTTGCATTTAAAACACCGGATTTAGCGGACAGGGTATATAACTTAGATGATAACACTGTTAAGAGTGAAAATGTAACTTATCTCTGTACTTGGTTGTCCGGTGGCATAGGTGAGCGTGGAACATGGGTTGATAGATATTTTTACCCGGATGTTACTACAAAGGAAAATGCTCTTAACGGGGTTCCAGCGTTTAATGTTACCTATGATGGTACGGTGGAGAATTTAATAATGACTAACTCGAGTTTAAAGACTTCTGTAACTAAAAAGTTTTATTTTGATAAAAAGAGTGACTTAGTTTTTGAACCTTCAAAGAGGTATAAGTATGTTAGAATATCAAAAGATGATTTTGTGGCAAAATCACCTACAAACTTTTGTGATACGTCATCAATAAATAGGAAAATAAATAATTACTTTTCAACCATTAATAAAAATGGTGGGTTTGGATTAGGATTTACTATACAAAACGATACTGATGATTTTCATATAGAGTCAGAATATAACGCTGTTCATGGCGGCATTAGATTTGAAAAAAATGGAAAAAAATGTAAATTTATATATAGATTTTTTGATAGCAGCACAGAGGGTCTCAGCTTATCAGCAAGAATAGCTAAAACAACATTTGAGTACAATTTTGAAATCGATTTATTTGAAAAGAATAATGTATTTTTATCTTTTGATGCTGTCCAAGGAATTGGTAAGGTATATTTAAATTCAATTAAATTCTATGAATTTGAAATTAACGCATATCAGATGTACACTAAAAGACTTCTTTTCGGTGATATATTTGTATATTACATCGACGCTGACAATGTGCAGCAAAAAATAGAAGTACTACGAAATGCGGCTCTTGATCAAGAGGATACGGTTGCTATTGATAATTTATATTTAGCTCTAGAGCCTTTAAGTGAAAATGAACAATTAGCATTTTTGTTTAGTTCTAATTTAAATAATGTGCAAGACATTACAATATCATTACCATGTGGTATGAGAAACTTAACAGATACTATAACGTTAGTTAACTCTATTAACACAAATCTAAAGCATAAGAGTAATGTTGTTGATATTAACGTTAAGAATTTAAATATAACTAATGAAAGTATCCGAGATGAGGTTAGAAATATTATTTTATCTAATATACCTAATTCAATACCTAAGACAGCAAACATTAGCGATATCAATTTTATAGATTACAAGAAATGATTGAATACTTTAAATACACCACTACTGGTTCGTTTACTTTAAGCGGGATTCCCTACTCTGGGTTTGTCAATGTAAGAGACGGTGTTGCTTACACCGGTAAAACTTTCTCAACATCTTCAAAGATTTTAAAATCATCAGATACTTTTTATGCTAACTGTGTACTAGAGAAGTTAGAATTTGATAGAACAGCAACACCAATTGTTGAGTCTAATATACTAACAAAGCCTGTTGTTTCACCTAGAAGTGTTGTCGATCAGTCTTTTATTGAAACCAACTTAGGCATACTAAATCAAAACAATTTAAATTTATATGCATTAAATATTACCTCAAATACGGATTTATTAAATTTCAAAAATTCTGCATCAGATGGAAATGCATATTTTTTAGGGCTATCTAGTGGTCAGTTTGATATACGAAATGATGACACAAAAATGGCTAAAGATAATCTATTTCCCATTCAAATAGATCCTTTTAGCTTTATCGATAAGGTACCCGGTATTAATGTATTGGATGACACAATTGATAGCACTTTATTTGTGTACGATGATGAGACATATTTTTATTTTACTACCACACCAACAGCTGCTCACACGTTCTCTGGAAGTTTTGTAAAAAATAGTAATTTTATACCTATTACACCGGATGAGGATACCGGGGAAAGTTTATTTAAAGGTTCTACTAGATTCACATACGATAATTCAACCGATATACTTTATAGCTTGTCTGCTGGTACGAATGAAATACAGCTTAATTTATATGATAATAGTTTTGTTAATCCTTGTAAAAAATTAAAACTGGTTGACAGGATTGAAATACAAGAGCAAATTATAGACGAGGTAGTAAAGATAGGTAAGGATTTATTAGGGTATCGATATAATGAAATAATACCTCTCGGGGCTCCAAGACCTGGTGTTGAAATAGAAGAGCTGCCCCCTGTTCGTGGTGTTCGAACTTTTGATGAAGATATTTTAAGTGAAGAAGAAATTAACAGTTTATCAGATAAAACTGAAACCATATCTTATATTGCTATTAGAAACAAATATTCGAATAAATTAATTAAAACTATAACAACGATAGACGCTGACGAGGAAATAATTGCATTTGATATAAGAGATACGGATGATTCTATATTGATCTTAACAGAACCAGGAGCCGGTGAGATGGCTGTTCAAGATATAGATCCAAATGCCGGTGGATTGGCTAATAATGACCCAGAAAAGATTAACAGTGTTTCGGATGGGAATTCTAATGTATTTTTATTATACCATATTAATGCAGAAAATATAACTAACTTAGGACCTAAATTAAAGCCAAAAATCGTCCGCCGGTATAGGCCTAACTACGGTTTTGCGGCGAGGGAAGAAGATATAGATGTATATTTTTCGCAAAACGACTCTAATATGTTTATATTAAACGATAAGGGGTTTATTTCGACTAGATTTATATCAAATCCAACGCAGGTTGCTGGGTTTGCTTCACCTGAAAATTTGCTTTATTTACCTGATATGTATTTTGATAATACAGGTGAGAGATTTAATTTGATACAGAAAAAGTTTAATTCAAATACATTAAGATCTAACTATTTTAATTATATAAATTACCTCGTTGCTAAGAATGAAACAGACTTATTTTTCTTACTGCATACTATTGGTCGTATATACTTGTTTAAAGAAAGTAACTTACTGTATCAAAACTTCGTGCCCTTAGATCTTGAGAATTTATATGAAAAAATAACTAGTTGTGAATCTAGTTTAGGAAGCTCTTTAAATAGTGAAATTCAAAATATTATTAAAGATACAGTAAAAATATTTTTAAATCTTAGTGTTATACCTGCTGAAACCGTCTCTGATGGTATACCTGTATTAAGAGATTACACCACTTATAAAGGTACAGATATTAATTTTAGAGACATGGAGTTTCATGAAAATGAAGCAGTGGATTATAGCGTTGTAGCACGTGTAATAGATCAGTTATTTAACTTACAACAAGAAGTTTTAAACAGTATAACAGACACATCACATGAGTTAGAAGCTTCACCAGATGATGATTTTTTCGGTAATATTGTCTTAGGAGACGCTGAATTTGAAGAACTAAACCCAGACGGTGGAGGTCTGGATTACTAAAATAAATATATAAGTATGTCGGACAGTCTTTCACAACAACGTATAGCAGATCAATACACATCACTTTTACATGTAAGTGGTGGTAGTATTGCTTCTTGGTTAACTAATACTGTAACAGAGCTATGGTCCACAGCAGGTCCTTATAATGTGTTTACACCAGAGCCTGGTGTAGCTCAAATATATGATGGCGCCGGGGGCACAACTGGTCTATCTTTAAGCTCTCTCGGTGATAGGGTTGTAGTGAATAACTATATCAAACCTGAAGGTTGGTCATATCAAAAAGAGTGGTTAGATGCTTTTTTTCCAATTAATAGTATAATCCTAACTACTGATTTTAAAAACCCTGGAATTAAAATAGCAGGAACAAAGTGGGTTTTAGAGTCACAAGGGTTATTTCCTGTTGGTGTAGGAACCGGTACTGATAAAAATAATAATAGTTTTACTTTTACTGCTGGTAATAAAGAAAGAACAGGTGCAGGATTAGAAAACGGAGATCTAGCTGGTGAATTTAGAGCTGGTGTTGATGCTGAAGACCTACCTACGCATACTCACACAACTGATATTAAAACAGAGGCAGTACCAGAGCAAAGTCAGGGCGAAGGAACGAATGTAGCATTTATATTTTATTTTGGTGACACTTTAAACCCGCAGCAGCTAGTAACAGATGACCAGCGGTACTTAGATAGTAATGTAATTGAAGCGTTTCAATACAATACTGCATACGGTGATACTGAACACTACAGAGATTTTATAATTAGAGAAAATCATAAAACCGGTAAAGTATATACTGATGCTGATTTTAATCCTAGGTTTGGAAATCAAACTTTAGCAGGATGGGCTCCACCGGCCGCTGGAGGCCCAGGGTGGGGTGGTATTTTAAATGTGTCTGGTAAATTTATTGGATCTAGTCCTAGACCGGTTGGTGTAAAATGGGAATACAATGGCGTAGAATACTACATAGACCGGTCTTTTTATGACCCAAGATCCTCAGATAGAGTCCATCCAGGTAGGTTTCCGGATAGAGAATTAATTAAAGCGCGTGATTTTATTATCGATATATTAGGACTGGATGAGGCAGCTAAAGCTCTTGATGGGGTTAACCGATTAAAAGAGTTAAACGCCACGGTAGGGCAAGCAGTAGCCGGTGAGAATTTATATTACGGTTTAGTACCTAGTTCAAAAGTTGTACAATCGACAACTACTGGTCAATCTGTAAGACATAATAATATACCACCTAATTTCCCGGTTTACTTTTGGAAACGTGTACCTCTTAATTATCATGATAATTTATCACCAGACCAAAGACCGGGTGATAATCTACCATATCAGTTAACTATTTCTAGTAACAAAATATCTACTAAAAATAAGGTATTTAATTTAAATAAGTGGGCTACAGATAACGGGTGGGATGGGCAGTCTAAATGTAGAGTAATTATCGATAATGGTGTTTATATATATTCAGACGACCCAAGTGACGATAAGGTACCAGCAATGATCGTAGATCATTTTCCTGGTGGTTTAGAGTTAATAAATAAAGGGTTCATTATGGGTAGAGGTGGTAATGGAGGTAGCTATTGGAGTATTAATCGATCTGGACAAGATGGTGGAGATGCTATACTGGTTACTGGTAATTCTGAAATTATAATTGACAACACACAAGGTGGTATAAGTGGTGGTGGAGGAGGCGGAGCAAGCGCATATGATGGAGATAAGTCTGGTGGAGGAGGAGGGGCCGGTGGAGGCTGGGGCGGTACTAGCCCAATCCACGGTATAGGTCGATCTCTTTATACTAACGATGGTGATGGGCATTTAGGTGTTGTTGATAGATGGAAAGAGGTCAATGCACCAACTACGGCCGGCGGTGGCGCAGGCGGCGCTCCGGGTGAACCCGGCGGCGCTGGTCGTTTCTTTAGCCCAGTTGTTAGTGCGCATTCTTTACAACAATTTAAACGAGCTGGTGATATTGTTACTGTTGGGTGGGGACCACTTTACGTACTATTACCTGGAATTGGTGGTGAAGCTGGTGGCTCCGGAGCTGGTGGTAGGGAGTGGAGAGGGGTAAATCCTCAAGGCACTGGAGGCGGTGGGGGTCGCATACTAACACCTACAGCATATGGTGGAGGGACAGGCGGTATTTTTGGTGCTGAATTTGGTGCACTAGATTTAAGTGGTAATTTAAAAGAAGGTCGTGAAAGCGGGCCGGCGTGGAGTAATATACCTCCAGGTGAAAATGGATCGGTAGATATAGCATGTACTGGAAGACGCCTGAGTAGACGTTGTATTGAAACATATATTACAGCTTATAATCGTAGTGAGCCATACTACGGGTGGCTCTCTGGGTATACGCTAACGTCAAATAGAAAATATGGCAATTTCTTCGGCCGCGGGCCGCGGTTTCATGTAGGGCCTCACTGGAGAGCAAACGGCATAGTAGGTGGCGCGCCAGGTTTACCTTATGTCGCCGCTCGAATTAATAAACCGGGTGGTGGAAGCGATTTAATATATAACGGCATTTCATATGTATCACCCACGGGATGGGATGGCTATAATCATAGATCTGGACTCGTTAGAGGTGGATCTGGAAGCCTACCTGGTGTTTTTCAAAAATACCCTGTACAAACAACAAATAGGTCTGGATCGGGCTACCCTTCAATCGCAAACCGTCGCTGGTATAATAGATTTAGTGCAGGTGGCGGCGGTTGGGGCGCGCCAGGCGGGTCTACAACGCAATCCGGGGATACTTATAAAGGCGGCAAAGGCGGTTATTCAATAAGAGTTAGAGGCGGTAGTGGTGTTAGAATTGTTGGTGGTATAATATACGGTCAAACGGAAGGAAATGTCAACATTGGATAGTATTTTCAAATTGTGACATAAATAATAGTAATATGCCGGAGAGTTTAACAAATCAATTTATATCTGATTTTTATACTTCTTTGCTCCATTTAAGTGGGTCAGAGCTAGGAGACTCGTTAAATCAAGTGTTTGATGGAGCTGGTAATTCTACCGGGTTACAATTAAGTGGTAATAGAGTAGTAATTAATAATTACATATACCCGGAAGGGTTTGCTGAAAACCCTACAGAATGGTTAACAGCATTTTTTCCTGTCGGGTGTATACAATTAACTCTAGATAACGTTAACCCACAAACAAGAATAGCAGGGACTACTTGGGAGCAAATTGCACAGGGTAGATTTTTAGTAGGTGTTGGAGATTTTACGGATAAAAATAACGATTTTAGAAAATTTTGTACTGATTACGAAAACACAGAAGAATCTGGAAATCTAGCTGGTGAGTATATGACAGAACTTACTATTGCAAACTTACCGCCGCATAGGCACGACACTAATGTTGGAGCTGATGATGTTTTTGTCGCGACCGGTTCTAATGTAGGTAACGGGCAAGTTTTTGTTGCTACTGGCGCTGGTACAACAAATTCAACACAAGCATGGGCACAGCAGCAGAGGCGAAGAAATCAACTTGGAGCTGCTAGTGGATGGAATTGGAATAACGATTTTGGAAACAGAACAAATAACCCTAGCGACCCACAGGATGTTATAAGAAGAACATTAGATCTTAATTTCTTACTAGGATCTGCTGCTACTTATTCTGCAATTCAAAGGGCCGCGTACCTAGAAAATCCGGATTATGGTTATAAGGAAATGATTGGATTATGGAACGGTGAAACACGGTTTGTGGCAAGTGAATTTCCTGGAGGGGCTGGAGCGCAATGGGATTTTGATGCATATACATTTTGTAGGGAGTTAGGTGCTGTTGATTTAGGCCAGGCTACAGCTGGGGAATTAGCTACTAATGAAAGTTCAGCAACAGTGGTAACAAAAGGAGATGAACAAGTAGTTGTAAATGAAGGAGCATCTAATATTAAGCCGTCTACAGCTGTAGGTGATGGAACAAAACACAATAACATTCCGCCGTCGTATGGTGCGTACGTATGGCGACGAATAGCATAAAATTATGGCAAATATTACTATAGTAAAATTAAAAGTTAGGAGAGGTACTGATGACCAACGAAAGGAGATCGTATTGGATCAAGGTGAAGTAGGTTATACCCTAGATTCAAAAAGACTATTTGTCGGTGATGGGGCTACTTACGGTGGTAAGGTAGCTGGTAACGTAAATGTGGGTCCTTTTGCTGCTGATGCTAGTTTAGGCCCAGCGGTTAGTGAGTCACCATATTTACAGGTTGGTGATATTGGTTACGCGAAAAACAAGCTATATATACTCTCCGGCGCATCGGCAACCGGGAGGGCATATACAAACACTTTATCAGGGTGGAGTTATATAGGATCAGTTCCAGATGGTGCATTCCTCGAATTTGATACCAATAATAAGCTTACGCTATCAAAAAACGCAATTGATGCAGAATATTTAGGTGGAACGTTTTTTGGGGATGCTCTATTATCTGCTGTTAATGGTAATGTAAATGTTGCATTTAACACTGATTATTTACAGTTATCTAGCGCGCCTGGTAAAGACGGGAGATTAACACCAAAGCAAAACTCTATAACTAAAAGAGAGATAAAGGCCTTATTTCCAGCATCTAGCGGATTAAAGGGTGGGGATGGTGAAGAATTAGCTTTAAGTATTAATGAGCAGCAATTTAAATTTGATACTAATAATAAATTAGAGCTCAAAGATGTTGGGGCGATGAATGTTAGTATTTCATCATGGGCCGGACCTGGAGATGGTACCTCAACAACAGATGGTAGGTTAGGCGGCGGATTACAAGTAAACACAGCAACAAATAAATTAGAAGCTGTATTACAGTCAGTTGATGGTGCACTTATTACAAATGACAACGGTACAGTAACATTAAATGGAGCTACATCTGCCTTTATGGAGATGCCTTTCTTAGACACGAACAAAGGATTAATTACTGAAATTAAAAGCTCTGTATTTGATGTCATTACTGCTACCGGTCTTTCAGGTAGTGGAGCGGGTGACGGTGTTCCGATCGGTTCGATACTACCACATGCACAAGCGTTTACACTCCCCCCAGCTGGGTATTTATTATGCAACGGACACAGTCTTAACGCAACAGCTCGACCGGAATATAGACAATTATTTGATAAGATCGGAACTACTTACGGCGGTGCAAATATGACCGACTTTAAAGTACCAAACCTCACCGGTGGTGATGTTTTATTATATGGTGCTAACGGCGCTATTACAACCGGTACACAAACCTTATATTTAAGTGCTACTGATGGTAGTCTATCTGGTCCAACACCAGGCACAACTTTAAGTGCTTCAGGTGTTAACTTTATTATAAAATACGCTGAAGATCCTGTTTTAAATATCTTTAATGGAGCTCCTAACCAGGTTGAAAATAATTTCGGTGGTAAATATTCACAGCAAATATGTGAAGGACTAACTTCAGCCGGAAATAATATTAAATTAAGTTCTGCAGGATTTATTACAATGGCGTTATCCGGCGACGTACGAAGTGAAGAGAGTACTGAAACGTTTGATAGATTTGCAATACCTGTTTTTAGCTACTAAATATTAAAACATATGGCCATAGAAATTTTAGAAAATACCTTGTTAAAGCTCCTTGTTAGGAGAGGGACTAATTATGATCGACAACAAATTACCCTCGAGACTGGTGAGCTTGGGATGACGACTGATACGGTGAGATTATTTGTCGGTGATGGTACAACAAAAGGTGGGGTAATTGTTGGAAACAAGTGGGCCGGGCGAGCAGCTAATTTAACTACTTTAGCACCTGTATTAACTGGAGACTATGGTTATGATTCAGATAACCATGAAATAAAAGTATGTGTTACCGGTACAGGAGCTGCAGCTTCAGACTGGGTAACAGTATCGAATTTAATAAGCGCCGGAGATACAACAATTAGTATTAACGCGGCTAATCAAATTACTGTTGGTACATTATCCGCAGGAAATATATCTACTAATGCATTAGGAAGCTCATTAACTCTTGATGGGTCTAATAAGGTAGCATTAAGTTCTAGAATTAGCATAGACGGTATAATTCAAAGGGACTCAGGTCTTACCAGTTATCTTTCGTTACCATCAAAGTTAAAAGTTAACTCAATCGATTATACTTTTCCAGCAACATCACCGCAAGCTAAAACATTCCTAGGTTACAGTTCAACGGATGGCGCAGGGCAGGCTCAACTTGCTTGGCAAGTACCTCAAATAGTATATTCACCGGTAGCTCCAACTACAGCGGCTTTGGTTCCAATTGGAACTATTATGCCGTATGCGTGTCCGATATCAGCTGCGCCGTATGGTTGGTTAAATTGTAATGGGCAGGCTGTTGATGCTGTAACGTATTCAGAACTTCTTACTGCAACAGGCGGCAAATATGGAAGAGATTTTTCTGCCAATACATTTACTCTTCCAAATCTGAGTAGTACTGCATTATATGGATGGATGGAGGGATCATCGCCTGCTAACAGTACATTAGTAGGGGTAACAACAGCTCATTCAAGCAGCCCTGGTGTTTCTGCTATAGGAATGTCGTTTATTATTAAAGCCTTTGGAGGTGTAACTAGCCCTACATTAACTGTCGGGAAAAACCTATCTGCGACTATTACATCAGGATCAGGTGTAACGGAAAATAAAACTGATGCTTCTTTTAACCCACTTAGCGGTACAATACAAATAACAAGACCTCAGCCCGGAATTCGAATTTTTAATGCAGAAGGTGTAACACATACATTTACAATGCCAAATGGCATTTCGTACGTTAAGTTTTATGTAACTGGATCTGGCTCTCCTGGAAAAGGCAGAAGTGGTAATGCTGGATCAACAGCAATTGGCTATCTCTCTGCACCTCCAGGTACACAATTCCCAGTTGTTGTAGGTGCTCCACCGGTAGGGTTTACTAGTGGAAAGTCTAGTTATATATACGAACCCGGCGGATATCCGACAGCGCCATTAGTTAGAGCTAAAGGTGGTTTGTACAATTCAACTACTGCACCTACACCGGTTATTGCTGACAGTCTTTATTTACCAACAGAAACAATATCGTTAGTAGGTGGCGTCGGTTATGTAGATACAGACGATAGTGGCGAAGAAGAAGGAGTGGGTGGTTCAGGTTTTTACGGTAACAGTCCAGCATATGGCGGTGGTCAAGGATCACATAGTAAAAAACCATCCGGGCCTGTACCTACCACTGGAATTGTAGTGTTTGAATGGAACTAGTTGCTTTATAGTACTAATAATATAACTACAGTATGGAAGAGGTTATAGTTGAAGGTCTAGATTTTGAAGATTTTGTTTCATTAAAACAGATATTAACTAACTGCACGTCTTTTACAGCACAACAAGAACAACTACTGGCAGATAATTCTATTTTAATTCAAAAAATTAATAAAATTATACAAGTATTCGATAATGAATAAATACTTGTATGAATGCAAGTTTTTGCAGAGCTGGTGCACTCTGTGAAGAGTTTTCCGACTACGTTATATATGATAGCGAGTTGGATAGTGTTCTTCTTAATGTCCCTTTTAAACATTTTAAGACTTTATACATAGAATTAGGGAAACTTGGATATGATTTAGCATTCAAGACGCAGATTAAGAAAACAAATTCTCTAACCTGTCTTTTTATAAAGGAATGAGTAATTAAATATATATATGGCAGCATTAGCAGGATTTCCGTCTGATATATCATTACCTTCTTTAGCAAGGTATTATACGTTTGTTGAGTCTAAAAAAGCGTTTAATTCGAATTATGATATTACGTGGTCCTTTCAGTATAAATTACCTAGTACAAGTTTTGGCTCAACAGCTCAATTTCATAACTATGAACTAGGATTTTCAACCTTTTTAACAAATCTCGTACAACCAATATCTACTCTACCTGGGCAATATCTCGGTGATCAGGACCCTGAATTTGTATTATCTGCGCATGCGTTATTAACGGAAACACCAGAAGTATTAAAGACTGAAGGCGATTCTACAGTTCTTCTAGAAGGTGCTGTATTAAGCGGTATGTTAGTTAAAGTCGCGTTTGACTCTACCGGGCGTTACGCATTAACTGGTAGGGATGATAGACCTGGAGTTAAACCCCATCAACTATTAAGAGAGTCTATTATAACGCGTGATTTCTTACACAACGTAATTGCGTACAACCACTTATCCTCTATATCTACTACCTTTAGTACCATATCTACCGATACATACAGAACGTTAAGATTAAGATATGTTAATTTAGGAAAGACATTATATATTGACACACATCAAAGCGATTCTACTGTATATACATTATTAACTGCTATTGATTTAGG